GTTAGCATAAGTGCCGCCCGCCAGCAACCATGAGGACGTGGCAGACGTGACCGTGGACACGGTCGTCCACGCGCCACCCGACGCCCGATGCCTGAGCTGGAACTTGCTCTGCGGCGACGAGTCGGTCGGGTTGTGCGTCCAGACCAGTGTGCGGTCCTCGGTCGCATCCCCTACAGTTGACGGACCCAAGCCGGTCGGCGCGTTCGGGGGTGCGGTCAGTGTGACCGTGCCCGTTGTCGAGTACGCGCTATAGAGCGCCGTGCCCGTGGAAGTCTTCGCCCGCACCTGATACTGGTGAGTAACCGACGTCAGGGGCGATGCGTGCGTGTGAGTCGCTACACCCGCGGCCTTCGTAGCCAGCAACGCATACGCGCCGCCGTCCTGCGACTCCCACACCTGCGTCTCATGCTCGCCGTAGGTGCAAGCGTTCTCCCACGTGACGACAATATCGCCAGACGCATCCTTGACGGCGGCGGCACCAGTCGCCGCTGCGGGAGTCGTATAGATCGCGGAAGACGCCGCCGACGTGGCCGAGCCGGTAGCGTTCGTCGCCTCGATCCGATACTCATACTTGCCATCTGCCGCCGTGGTCGTGTCCGTGTAAGATGTCGCGCTGCCAGACAATCCCGTGACAATCGTTGCCCACGCGCCACCATTACGGCGACGCAACACAGACTGAGACGAATAAGGGGCGGAACTCGTGGCATTCCTCGACCACGCCAACGACTGAGACGTATCAGAGACGCGCGTCAGAGTCGGCGCACCAGGAGCAGTCGGAGCATCATACGGGCGAGCGGGGACCGTTGTCGAACCTGATCGCGTGATCGTCTGTGACGCACCCCAGAAATCAATACCCGTCAGCGACGCCGAGAACGACCGGCTCGTGGTCGAACCATACGACTTGCTGATGCGCAGAGTCTCGTCATACAGCAGTTCCGTGCCGCCGCCCGAGCCCACGTTGATGTCGCGCGAATGGTCCCGGTTCGGCCAACCGCCATCGACCTCGAAAGTATTGTTGGAGTCAACCGCCGACAGCGTTGTGTCGTACAAAATTCGCAGGCGCACATCGCGGTAAGTGTCCGTGTCAGCCGTAGTCGTGAACGAGTGAGTTAGTTGCTGACCCATAATTACGCCATCCGTCCCGCGAGTTGAGTGGCCTGTTCCCTGCTCACGATTCGACCGTCTGCCGTGATGCTGGCCGACTGCACGATGTAGTCGCCTAGCGCGTGAATGTCGTCGGCGGAGAGACGGGCGGTCACGTTTCCCACCGAAGCATTGACGCTCACGCTTGGCGAGTTCCCCATTGCGCCGACGCCACCAACGCCGCCACCTCCCGCGAGGCCCTTAACGGACAACGCCTTCAAAAGCCGCACGTCGTCGCGGGTGCGCATCGCCTCCATGACGTCTGGCCCGTAATGGTTGACGGAAGCGACCGGCTGCATGTACTCGCCAGCCGTCGCCATGATCGGGATGTTGTCGGCGCTCGGAGTCGGGGAATAGCCCATGATCGAGCCGCCCGTGCCGTACTTCTCGATGGGGCCGCCATATGCCCGGTTGGCGTAGTAGCCGCCGTCGTTGCGCATGTCGGCGGTGATGACGGTCTGCGGAATCGAGCGCAGGATATCGCGCAGTCGGGCAATCTTAGTCAGTGCGGCAGACGTGTCGGCGTCGATGTCAGTCGAGACGGTGGACGGAATTAGCCCATAGGCGTCAGCCAAGTCTTCTGCCTCGCCTCGCGTGGCACCAGCGGCCTCCGCGTTCTCAATAAAGGCATCACGCGCGCGGGTCATTTCTTCGCGCATGGACTCTGACGACGCTCCCGATTCGTCCATCGCCTCGATCAGGTCGAAGGTGGAGCCCGCGATGTCACGCAGGGCGGCGTCGTTTTCGCGCCCCTTCTCGGTCGTCAGATCGAGAGTCGCACCGTTTTCCCCGATAGTCTCGGATGCAGTGTCGAAGGCCGCCTCTAGGCCGGAAAGCGCGGCGCGCTCGGTCAGCGCAACCCCGGCCGCCTCGGACATGAGGCGCATATTTTCGCTGAGCGAGCCGTTGACGTTGATGATCGCCCCGTCAAGCAGGTCGGCTCCATCTGCAATCTCGATCAAGCTGTCGCGGGCCAGGCGCGCCACGTCAGTGTTCACGGCGGCGCTCAGGTCCACGGCGTTGTCAAACGCCAACTTCTCTAGCTCATCGAACGTCAGGCCCGTCTCGCGGCGCAGTTTTTGCAAGTTGAGAGTCGTGTTAGCCGCCGCCTGCTCAATAGTGGCAATATGCTCGTTGGTCTCGATCAGCACCTCCTCTGCGGCGAGGCGACGATATGAGTCTACGAGGCTGTCAGTCCAGCGGCCCTGACTTAGCAGTGCGTGGTCGATCTCGGAATTGACTCGCTTGAGTCCGGCAACCAGGTTGTCGGAGCCGAGCCGGTCCAGGGACTCCCAGCCTTCGACCATCTCTCGAATCTTCGCAACCTGCTCATCGCCCATGCGTGTAGCAATGGCGAGCGGCACCGAAATGGCGACCAGTGCCGCCGACGCCACGCCTGCGCTCTTGCCGACGCGCCCAAGCCCTGATGCGAGGCGCGGGAAATCTGCCGCGAGGCGCTGAGTTGCGGAGATCGTGTCAAGAATGCGCGGAGTCAGGATTAGGAACCCGCCAGCGGCCAGGGATGCGGCTCCCGTAGCCCCGGTCAGCGCTACGGTCGCCACCTTGACCGGCCGGGGGAGAGCCTGGAACTGGCGCATGAGGTTAGCCGTGTTGTTCGCCAGATCAATGAGAATGCCGCCGCCCTCGGGATCGACCAACGGCTCGGCCAGTTCGGACGCCAGATCGCGCCACGCGGCCTTCACGCGGTCGATAGAGCCCATAAAGGTGTCCTTCACGCCCGCCGCCGCGCCGCCAAAGCGCTCCTGCATTCCTTCGGCCAGAGCGTCCAGTGCCGCCTCCGCATCGAGGGTGCCCGCAGTGATGGACTCTCGAATCTCAGCGCCGGTCATGCCCATCTGGGAGCCTATGATCGTTGCGGCGTCCACGCCTCGGTTGCCGAACTCGCGCAGATCCATCGCAGTAATTTTCGCCGAGGCGGATATCTGCGACATGATTCGCGTCAGTTCCGCGATGTCATTGTTGGAACCACCCATCGCCGCAACGCCGTTCTGGATCGCGTCTAGGTAGGGGATGACCTTCTTGGCCTCGATGCCGAAGCCCAACATCTGCTGCTGCGCCGAGATGAAGACCTGCTTGGCAAACGGCGATGACCGCGCAAACTCATCCAGTTTGTCCATCTGCGCGTTGGCGGCCTCAGCGTCGCCGAGTAGCGTGCCGAGCGCCTTGCGCGTGGTCTGCTGGAGCGTGTTGTACTCGATACCCGTCTTGAGCGCTGCGGCACCCAGGGCAGTGACGGCGAGCCCCACACCAGTAAGCGCCGTGCCCGCCGTCGTCCACGCCTCACGGTTGATCTGAGCGCTACGCACCATGCGCCCCGAGACCGTCTGGATCTTCTGGCCGTTCTTGTCGAACTGCGCCGACATCTTGTCGCTAGAGTTCGCGGCCTCGGCCATCGAGCGCTTGAAATCCGATACTTCGGCGCGGAGCCGGACTGAAATTGTGCGCTCGGACATTGCTGGCACCTCCAGTCGCGGCTATGGTGGATTTATGAGTGAGCCCAAGAAACGCAAAGAGCCGCGAGACGTCCCCTGGTGGGGATTAGTGATCGCGGCCGTTGTTGTCGTGGGTGGAATATTCCTGGGAGTCATCGCGGCTCAGGGCATCGGTGCTGATCGCGTGCAGGAGATTTGCGAGCTTGCGAACCCGAACAGTCTCGACTGCTAGTTACCAGACCTGCGCACCACACGCATACGCTCGCCCGGCACCTGAGAGTTGCGTTCCTGCGCCTCCTTGCGCGCCTTGTCCAGCGCCTCGGCTGCGTAGTCGATCTCCATCTTGACCTGAAACTCGCCCATCGCATCCATGCCCGTTGACTCCCACGGCGCGTATCCGGTCTCGGGCGAAATGCTGCCTTCGAGGAACACGTGACCCTCCATGAGGCCACGATTTTTCTCACTCAGCGCAAAGTATTCGTCGGGGAGGATTGACCACTCCTTCGCCGCCTTGAGCGCGAGGGCTAAGTTGGGCCTCTCCCTGATCCCCTTGGCGAGAAAGGGCGGTCAGGCTCACCCGCCAACGACGACACGGTATTCAGCGCCTCTACCAGCATCGCGTACCAATGTGGCCCGTAAGGTTGATTGACCAGGGTTCGTAGTTGCTCCCGCGAGATCGCGGGCGCCTTCACACGACCGTCAGCATCCAGCACGCGCTCAGACGTGCCCTTCGCCGTCTCAAGTCGCTCAATGGAGTAAGTGAGCGTGGCGAGATCGCGCGCCTCGGAGACCTTCGCCTTCTCTGCGTTGTGCTCTCGGAGCGATTCTTTCCACTCCTCGTGGTGCTTTGCAGTGGCTCCGTCGCCAGGTGCGCGCGGGCGCTGAGGTTCAGGGAACTCCTCCGACAGTTGCTCGCGCACGGGCTCCAGCAGGCGCACAATGGAAAACTCGACCCTCGACGCTTCCCACTTCTCGTGCGCCGCACTCCACCGATCCTCAATGTCGCGCGCAGGATTGATCGTGTCGATGGTACGGCGTCGCGCCTCCCGCTCGGATTCCTCGATCTCGGCGGCGATGGCTTCGAGCTCGTCCGCCGCACCCTGATTCGCGTAGAACGTCACCTTGCGGCGACGTAGTGTGCCGGTCGTCAGCCATTGGTCGAACGGGTCGAGTTCGCCATTGGCGTCAGGGTCGGGCGTTACAGGTGATTCAGTCATGATGTCTCCACGGGCTAGGTTCCACGGGCGAATGTTTGATGCCCCGAAGGGCTCCCCCGCGCCGCGCCCGTGGGAAGGACGACGCGGGGGAGGGTCTGTGGGCTACGCGGCGGCGGCAACCACCTTCTGCGCGGCAGATGTGCCCGAGAACACCAACGGGACGTCGTACACGATGTACTGATCGTCCTCGGCCACCTTGCGGGCGGTGTCGGTCTCTAACTCGATGTAATCGTATTCGTCACCCGTCTCCCACTCGTCAGCGGAGGGCTTAGGTCCGCGACGGATCGCCAACTTGACGGCAGTGCCCTTAGTGCCAAAGGCCGCGAAGGTGGCGTCCTCGGTAGCGTCAACCAACAGTGTCGCGGCGTCGTACTCGCGCACGATCCGTAGCATCCCGGCGGCGTTGGTGCGCCCGTTGCGCTCGGCGTTGCCGGTCACGTTGATCGTCTTGAAGGTGAAGCGCGCCGAGTCGGCGAAGTTCACGTCCAGAGGGTTGACGATAGATCCAGAGTGGTCATCTCCGGCGTTGGCCTCGGTTACGGTCATGGCGTCGATGTCCGCAGGCTGAGTAGCCAGCAGTGTCACCTTGTCCACACCGTCATTCAGGAATCGCATAGTTACTCCTCGGTGGTTGTGGCCTCGGCGGTGCCGGGCTCAGTTTCGTCGGCCGCCCCGTCGGCGGCCTGGGTTCCCACGGGCTCCCGCTCATCGCGGGACGTATTGTTGCCCCGACGCCGCGAGGTCTGCGAGGCGTTCGCACGGCTCGATGACGAGTAGCGACCGCCGAATATGGCGGAGTTGTCCACCCACCGTGCCGGGACAACGACGGTATTACCCGTGGCAGTGTCGTGAGCGCTGACATGATCGCGCATATGTGCTCCTTCGATTCGGCTAGGCCGGTGTGGCCTTGTAGCGGTAGGTGTCAACCGAGTAGTAGCGGTGAGGGCTCAGTTCCCGGTCAACGGCATGGATGCCGGACGCGCTGAAGTGCAGGTCCGTGTTGAAGCCCGTGAGGACAGGCTTGGCACGGTCGAAAGCCACCCGCACCGCCTCTTGGAGCCACCGAGCGCCACGAGGAGTGGACTCGACCGCGGTCACTTGCAAGTAGTCGTCCACATCGAGGCGCACGCGCGACAGGGTTGATGCCCGCTCGCGGAAACTGGGCGCGGTCAGGATAATGTAGCGGTCAGGGAGCGACCACGCCTGCTTGTCGGCCGTCGTCCACGTGCCAGACCAGTCGGCGGGGTTGTACTGCGGGCGCTCAACGTCCGTGTCGTACACGTGAACGCCCACGGGAGCCAATGCCGCGATGGCAGCGAGGTGAGCGTACATCAGAGAATGTCATCCAGTAGGTCGCCCAGGGCTTTCTCGAACTTGGGTCGCTCCTCATCGAGGGCGGCCTGTGGGTCTCGAACCGAGCCGCCGCCACGGGCTCCGCCGAAGACCCCAACGCCATATGCGATGCCCGCGTGACCGCCAGACTCACCGGCCCCCACTTTGGGTCCAATGATCGCCTCATAAGTGCCGGTGCCGCCCGAACTGGACTGTTCGATGTCGAAGTCGATGGCGGGGATAGCGCCCTTGAAATGGCTCGACTTCGCCATGTCCGCGCGCATCGTCTCCTTGATGTTCACCGCACCTTTGATCACCACGGGAAGCGCGTGGCGAGCCAACGACTCGGGAATCGCGCGCAGGTCACGAGACAATCCCCGCAACTCGGAGGTGTCGGCCATTGATGCGTTCATCAGGCGATAGCCTCCTCGACGGGGAATCGGCGCGCAGTCGCGGCAGTCTTATTGCCGGACGGAGCGCCCTTGATAGTGACGACAGTGCCCACTAGGGCGGTGTCAGTGGGGCAGGCGGTCCGCGTCGCCACGTCATCCACGCGGATGGCGGCACTGGCATCGTTGACGGGCAGGTGAAGAACCGGGCGCATGACCGTCGCGCCGTGTCCTGCGACCGTAGGCGACTGTTCGTAGGACTCGAAAGATTGGAGTTTGCCGACGCCGGTGTAGACGGTGGTGGGGACGCCGCCGTAGTTGCCCGCCTCGCCATTCCACGCGCCAGTGCCAGCGCGAGTGACGGTCCACGTGTCGGTCATGGCGCGCTCGGCTGCGCGACGGCCTGCTGCGAGTGTGCTAGCGAGGCTCACGCCAGCCCCTTAGCGACGTGACTGCCAGCGCCGAAGCGAGCCGCGAGCCATGAGCGGGTTGCAGGCGGAAGTTCCATCGGGGCCACAACCTCGTCAGCGCCACGAGTGAACGAACGCTGGTAGTCGTCCAGGCGCTCAGAGGAGACTCCGCGCTGTGGGTCGTACCCATCGGCGGCACGCGCGACACCTGCCGCGACTAGCGAGCACGTAAGGTCCACAATGTCCGCAGGGACATCAGCGAGCCCCTGTGTGTAGGTGACCGCGATGAACGTCGGCGCGTAATCGTTGCCCCATCCAAGCCCCCTGTACAGCGCGCCCTGATTGAGCGTGTAGTCGGTGATCGCCTCGTCCTCAATGGTGACCGCCGAGACGGCCGACACCGCGTACCCAGGCAACCTCAGCCACCGGGACGAATCGCCTTGGATGGCGATGGTCCCGGTGGTCTGAGTGATTGAGCACCAGGCGGCGTCACGAATAGCCGCCGTCGCTGACGCGAGCATGGCATCACGCAAGTCCGTTGTGGACGGAATGATGCCACGCGCGGTCAGGTCAGCCTCTACTGCGAGATTGCTCAGTGCCATCAGGTGTCCCTACGGGAGCTCGATAGCGGCGATGTTGCCGGTCGTCGACGCGGCGACATCGATGCGGATGGTGCCGTTGTTCTGGATGAAGCGGGCCGACTCAATGACGACCCACTTGACGACAGGCGTCGAGTCGCCCGCCGCGAACGTGATTGCCAGGTCACCCTGGCCAGCCGCGTCAGCAGGCGGATTGTCGCCCGCGAGAATGGTCATCACCTTCTCGGAGGCGGCTGTGTTCGTCAGGCGAATCGCCAGCTTGGACGACGCCCCGGTTGGGGTAATGACGTGGGTGTTTGCGTGAACGATTGCCGTCCCTGCGGGGTTGGCGGTCGCGGAATTGAGCGAGAGTGCGGTCCCAGTGATGGCGGTATCGGCCATGATCTGTCTCCTTCAAGACTTGAGGTGGGGTGGGGCCGGGCCTCACGGCCCGGCCCCAGCGAATCAGGTGATCGACGCCGTGAGGGTTGCGATGCCGGACGGGCGCACAAGCTTCGCGCCGTACAGGTTGAGTCCCTTCATCGCGTCCGAGAATGAGTCCTCGGGGCGGTACGCCTCGACCTTGTTGATCTGCGACGCGAACGTGATGGCGCCGGTGTAGCCAGCGCACACGAGGTAGTCGTCGCCGGTGACGTTCGTCACGTTGTTCGACACCATGATGTCGAGGCCGAACGCACGACCAACAACACCGTTGCGCAACGCCTCTGAGGTGCCAGAGTCCGCAACCGAGATGAACGAGGGGGACTGCAAGAGCAGGCCGTGGTACCAAGGCGGCACGATGGCGTAGCGGCCCTGCTGGGGCGCGTTGGCGTTGTCGAGCTTGACCTTGAGATTCACCAGGCCGGTGACCGCGAGGGCTGGCGTGGTGATCGCGGTCGTGCTGATCTTGTTCGCCGCGTCAGCGGCGGCGTAGAGACCTGCAACGTACACGTCGGCGTCGTCTGCCAGTCCATAGGCAGATTCCATTGCGGCCTCGGTCATAAGACCGCCGCCGTTCTGCACCTGCGCCATGTCCACGTCGTCAATCTCAAACGCGAAGAACGGGGACTGGTCGATGAGCAGGGTGCGCTCAGCGTCCGTCAGCGTCTCGGGGACGATGGTCGTGGAGTTCTTGGTGTACGTCCCGATGGTCGGGCGCGAGATGGAACGAATGCGCACGCTGTCGCCAACGTCGCGGATCTGCCCCTCGTAGTTGCGGTTGACGGCGGTCGGACCGGCGAACACCAGTGCCTTCTTGAGTGAAGACTGGAGTTCGGCAGCGAATACCGTAACCTGTGAATTGGTAAGCGCCATGATTGGCTCTCCTTATGTGGCTTTGATGCCGAGCACGCCGTTCAGGCGCCCTTCGGCTTTGGCTTTGGCGATCCCGTCGTCGTCGCCTGCGGCAACCATCCGGGATAGGTCGGCTTCGGTCAGTTGCGTCGGCTTGTCCGCGTTGCGCGGGCCTGCATCTGCGGAGCCTGTGAACCCTGTGCCGTCTTGCACGGCCAGGTACGGCTTGCTCTCGACCAGACTCGCAATTGCGGCCTGGACGGCTTCCGTGTCCACGTCACCGTCGTCTCCAACGGCGAACTCGGACAGGTCGAGGTACCTAAAGGCGTCCTCGATGTCGAACAGTGTCCCCTTCGCGGCCGTCTTGATCTCGGCGCGCAGGTACTTGTCCCTAAACTTGGTCTCGCGCTCGGCGTCGGCCTTACGCTCAGCTTCCCATTCAGCCTCACGCCCCTCGGCGGCGGCCTTGAGGCGGTCGCGCTCCTCCTCGGCGACGGCGGCGCGCTTGCGTGCGGACTTCTCCTTTTCCTTCATGGCATCGAGGGCTCGCTTGCCCGCGTCGCGGAGGTCTTTCGAGTCGCCAGAATCGCCCTCTGCGGCGTCCATTTCGGGCGTCTGCGACTCTGCGGCATCGGTCGTGTCTGCGGGCGCCTCGGCGTCCTTTTTGGCGGGCATGTCGGAGGGCGTGGGGGTATTCATGATTTATCTCCCTGGCCCGCATTGCGCGGGCATATCGGCCACTCCTTGCGAGTGGCGTGGTCTAGGTGCCGCCGAGCCATCCGTGATCGTGCCACAGGCGAGCGATGTTTAGTCGGTGAAAATCTCGCCTTGCCGTATCAGTTGGCGGCGATATTCCTTCTCGGTCTGAGCGAGAATCTCCGGCGTCGCGGGTCGGAACCCTGCGCCGGAAGTGTTAGTGCCGATGCCGTAGGGGTCCGGGGTGTTCCCGAATCCGGGGCTTGTGAACGGATCGCGGCCAGTCAGTGCGGTCTCGTAGCGCGTCTTCGCGTCGTACACCCGGCGCTCAGCCTCGGTCATCGTGTAGCGGACGTTCGGATCGCGCACGCCGGTCGCACGAGCGTCTAGGACGGCCTGAGATGCGGCCCGGCGTTGACCGCCAGCACCTAGCGCCCCGAAGCCCTCCGCCTGCCCACGAATCGCGCCCGTGGGCACCTGACCCTGTGGCAGTAAGTAGCCCTGAGCACGTAGGTCGGCCAGCGCGTCCGCTTTGGTCGGGTTGAGCCGGTAGATCGTGTCTGGAGTCATGCGGCGCTGGTTCGGCTTGAGGATTGAACCCGCGTAACCGCGCTTCGTGGTGCCCTCGGTGGTGAACATGCCGATTCGCTTACTACGACTGGCCGCGTTGACCACCTGCGAAATGTCGGCACCGTCACGGATCGCGGTGGCGTTGTACTTGCCGAACAACTTGGTCTGTTGGGCCTCAGACAGTGAGTTGAAGTATTGGTAGGGGTCTTGAATTAGACCCTCGCTGAGTGCGCCCTGGGTACTTCCCGCTTTGGTTGCCACGTGAACGCAATCGCATGAAGGGTGGCGACGAAATCCCCGATTCCACCGATAGAAACGGCCCGCAAGGATAGTGCAACGCGAGCACGACGGCGGGTTGAGCATTCGCGTGTAACCCACGCCAGGACGTGCCGCAATGTCCACGCTTGCGGACTGTCGCGCAGCATCCGTAACCGTTGACGCAATCAGCACGTCAAGGTAGTCGCGCGCCCGACTCATGGCCTCGGGAGCCGCCACACCGGAGCCGATAAGTTGCTTCGCTCGGTAGGCCGGGGCGTCTAGCAACGTCTCTAGTGGCCGCCCATCCGCTGCGTACCCGCCAAACACGCGCGGGTCCACGTAGGCGGTCGGCGCTGAGTAGGTGCCCTGTTGAGCCAGCGTCATTGCCGAATAGTCAGATCCGGCAGTCGCGGCATTGACCTGTGCGGCAGTAATAGCTGGCATGAGGTCACGGCGAACCTTGGGAATCCACGTCTCAGAGATGCGGGCCTGGTCAACACCTGCCCACGAGCGCCGCGCCGCCTTGAGCGCCACGATCTGCACGCCCTGAATGTGCGCGTACTGGTCCTGAGCGGCCTTGGGAATCTCGACCATTACTGGCCGCCGAGACTCCGCGCCACACGCTCAAGTGCCGGGTCTTGTTGCTCCCCATTGACCATCGTCATAATGCGGTCAACTTCCTCGGGCCCATAACCGTAGATCGTTTCGAGAACCACCTGCATGGGCATTCCAACCTGGCGCGCCTTGAGTGCGGCGTCGGCTATCTGCGCCTCGGAAGCGAGCGCGGGGTTATGCCACTTGACTGTCCCCAGGCGCGCGGCTGCGGCGGTCTTTTCATTCCCGCGCACCGACGCCATGAGTGCATTCGTTTCTCGCACCGACGCCGTGTAGAACGTCTGAGCGTCAGTGACCTTGGAGACCAGTGGCGCGTCCAAGCCCGTCAGTGTCTCGCCGTTGACATTGCCCAGTTCACCGTGAATGAGATAGATCGGCGTGCGGGTCTGCGCCGCTATGTGCCTGATCGCCACGTTGATGGTGTCGGTGAACACGTCCAATTTCGCGGCGGTCCATTCGTGAGGCTTCGCCTCGCCGGTGAGCCATAGCACCCGGTTCTTAATGAGCGCGTCCATTTCGACAGGCTTGTAATTTCCAGTCGGGCTTCCCGAGGCGTCAAGAACGGGCACCTTGGGCGGCTCGGCGCCGCTGATGATACGGCCAGGCATCGATGCGTAGTCGGCGGCCACAAACAGGTAAGCCCATAGCAAGTTCACGGCGTCCTGCATTGCCATCGTGCCCTCGATGTCAGACACCGGCCCGCCCGACAGTGACGGGCGGTTGGCGTACTCGACAATCGGCACTCGCCCTAGAGGGTTACGCAACGGCCAGAGCTCGCCGTCAACATCGCGCGGAACCCATCCCGACGATCCGTGCAGGGACGCCGGGAGGATCAGCCCGCCGTTGGTGCGCTCCTTGGATCTTTCGGCGGTCCACACGGGGCGCTCGAACTTCCACAGCTCGGTCGCCGTATAGAGCGTGGCGTACTCGGTCTCGCCGTCCACCCACGCCTTGAGTGCGTAGCGCCGAATGCGACGGTTCTCGGGGTCGTAATCAACGATTACCTGCGATGGGTGCTCCCACGACAGTATGGGGTTGTCGTCACTGTCGCCCCACACGAGGGCGAAGGATCGCTTGGAGACGGTCGCGGTCTGGAAGCCCTGGGACGACTGCGCTGGACCCTCGTTGAACTCCCAGTCACGCCACAGGATCTTCTCGTCTTCGGACATCGGCTCTGTGTCGCCACCGAGTCGGAAGCCGTCGATTCGGGTCCGCTCGGCTGGAGCCGAACCCACCACGCCACACCAGTTGTCAGCGAAGCCCCTATAACGGTTCTTGTGCAACTTCTCCCACTCGGGAGTAGCAAAGGTCAGGGGATGGTCGCCCGCGAAGTACGCCTCGGCCTTCTCAACGGCCGCGCGCCGGTCGTTCAGGCGTGCATACAGCTCGTCAACCCTGGCGGCGGCCTGCTCGGCGGTAATTGCCATGAGACCTCCCTTGTCAGTACACGTACATCACGTTGTCGGCGGACTTGCCGATGCCGCGAACGTCGGCGGCGGCTTCGTGCGCGAG